AGGACGGCGACGCGGACGATCTCGGTGAGGATGTCGCGGTTGGCGTTTTGGTGGGCGGCGGTGGCGCGGCGGTAGCTGCTGAGTTGAAGGGTGCGCAGGAGGTTGTTGATTTGGGCGGGGGTGAAGCCTTCGACGCTGGCGCGGACGGCGCGGGCAATGCGGAGTGGCCCCCAGCCGTTGACGAGGCCACGGGTGGCGATGTTCTGCACTTGGTCTAGGGCGCGGGGGGCAATGCGGCCCACTTCGGCGGCGAAAGCATCGCTGCTGACGTAATCAACCAGGGCGGCGATGGCTTCGGGGTCTGGTGTGTTCCAGGTGATGCCCAGGGCGGCGAGGGTGGCGTCGTCTATTCCGCCGATGGCGAGCTGGCGGGTGAGGTCACGCGCTGCGGACTGCCCAGCGGCTTGGACGTCGGTGGCGGCTCCGTCGGCCCGGTTGGCGGCGCGTGTTAACACGGGGTCGAGGTCTGCAAGGAGGGCACGCAGGACGGGGTTGCCGGGCGTGAGGCGTTGCCCGGCGGCGGCCAGGCGGGCGGCCTCGGCGTCGAGTTCGTCTAGGCGTTGGGCGACCACCCCACTGGTGAGGTTTGACGTGACGGCGCGCAGGGTTTGGCGGGTGGCCTGCTCGTAGCTGCGGTCTAGCAGGCCAGCGAGCAGGTTGTCTAGGCGCTCGAACACGGGTTACTGGACTTGGGTGCTGGTGGGGGTGATGTGCAGCTTGAGGTTGCCGTCGGCATCGCCGGTGCCGATGAGCGTGACCCAGTCGCCGGTGGTGAGGTCTGCCACGGGGACGATTTCCCCGGCCCCGCCAAGGGCATAGATGACGCCTTCGGTGGCGGCGCCGCCGATGTCTAGCGTGCCGCGTAATTGGTAGCTGGTGACCTGGTTGTCTCCGCCACCGGAGAGGGCGATGCCGGTGACGCTGGCGGCGGCCTCCGACGTGTTGGCGGCGGGCTTGAGTTTGAAGTCTGCGGTGCCGTCGGCATAGACGGGCTGACCGGCAGTGACGGTGGCACCGAGTTTGCCGCCTTGCTGGCGGGCGTCTAGGCCAATGGTGACGTCGGTGGCGGTGATGGTGAGTGCTGGCATGAGATGGTTCTCCTGTTTTGAATTTATCTACTAGGGTACTGCGAAAGTGATGGGATAACGCGCCGGGGCATAAGGAGTTTTCTGCTGAGTGGAAGGAGGCGCGTTAGCGGGGGTGGGGTGCGGTAGGATGGAGATACTGGACAAATGAGCATGGAGGCCGAGATGGCCGATAACGACAGCAACTCACCCGGAAACGAAGGCACACAGCCGCGTGATGCGGAGCAGCCAGAGGGCAACGGTGGGGGCAATGAACAGGACTGGGGCGCACTGCCCGATTGGGCGCGGAAGCAGATTGAGGAACAGCAGGCACACATTAGCCGGCTGAACGATGAGTCTGCAAAGCGGCGAATTGACAACAATAAGTTGACGGAGCGCGTGAGCCTTTTGGAGCAGGAGCGCCAGAAGGGGTTGAGTGCAGAGGAACGGCTACAGGAGCAGGAAGCACGGATTGCGGCGTTGCAGGCTGATGCTGAGAAGGCAAAGAAGCTAGAGAATCGCATTCGTGAGAGCAATCAGCAGCGCCTGGAGGGTATCCCGGAGGGGATGCGTAGCTTGGTGCCGGTGGACGCGATGCCGCCGGACGAGCTAGCGGCGTACTTGGACAGGAACGAGGCGCGGCTGCGTAGGCCGATGGCCCCGAACTTGGACGGGGGTGCTGGCTACGAGAGACGTGAGGCCGCGCCAACGCTGACGGAAGATGAGCGGCGGATTGCGAGACAGGCGGGCATGAGCGACGAGGAATACGCGAAGTACAAGGCACGGCTGGAATAGGCCGGGATGGCGTGATGCCAATCGAACCGTGGTTAACGATTGGAGAATGTGGTGACAGTAGATACGAGTGGCGGTTTCCGGTATCGGTTCCGCAAAACGGGAGAACACCGGGCAGGGGTTGGGCCGACGATCCAGAGCTTGGCGGTGGCAAGTAGTGAGACGCTGACGAAGGGCGACTTGGTCAATTTGGAGAGCGGCGAGATCGACCTAGCAGCAACGGGCGATGCGGCGCTGTTGGGCATGGTGCTGAACACGAAGGACGGCACGGCCAGCACGACGGAGTATGAGGTGATTATTGACGCGGACGCGGTGTATGCGGTGTATGACCCCAATGCGCGTAGCATTGGCGATACGCTGGACATTAGCGGGACGACGGGCGAGATGACGGTGGCAGCTAGCACAAATGCAGATTTGACGGTGTACGCCAATAGTGGGGCTGACCAGGAAACGCTGGTTTACATCACCCACGGCGAACATGCGTTCAACTAGGAGGTGGACATGATTAAGAAGATGATGCACATGGTGTTGTTCTGGGTCGTGTTCCAGGTGTTGGTGCCGCTGGACAGGCTGTTGGCCGGGCTGATGGCAGAGACGACGGACGGGCGACGGGTGGTGACGGCCAAGCGCCGGGGCACGCAGAGCTTGGCGGCGCGGCGCACGTACTTCGCGCCGATGCGGAGTAGTAACTGGGGCGAGCTGCTGTTGCCGGTGCTGTACAACTTCTTCGAGGTGGGGCGTGCATTGCGCCCGACACTGCGTGAGCAGATGTACATGGTGATGGGCAGTGACCGCAGCAAGGAAGAAAACATGGGCCTGGGCGGCATTGGTACGGATGCCTGGGACGATTACGAGATGAGCGGGCGTAAGGGGATGCTGGACTTCGATAAGGGGTACTTGGCGACCTACGTTCATAAGGAGTACCCGGTGACGTTCGAGATTGAGCGGAAGCTGCGGGACGACGACCAGTACGGGGTGGTGGCCGGGACGCGGGCACGCAAGATGGGCATTAGCGCGGAGCAGAAGATGGAGCGCGATGCGGTGAGCGTGTTTAACAACGCATTCGACACCAATTTCGCCGGGCCGGACGGAAAGCCGCTGGTGAGCACGACGCACCCCAAGAACGGGAACAAGACGGGCAACCTGAGTAATAAGGGCACTGACGCGCTGTCTGTGGAGAACGTGGAGGCGGCCCGGATTGCGATGGAGACGACCCCAGACGACGCGGGGAACATCTTGGGGATGGTGCCGGACACGATCTTGGTGCCGCCGGGATTGCGTAACACGGCGTTGCAGATTTCGGGCAGTGAGCTAAACCCGACGGACGCCAACAACGCGATTAACCCGGAGGCGGGGTATCGGGTGGTGGTGTGGCCTTACCTGACGGACAGCAACAACTGGTTCTTGATTGACAGTGTGTGGATGCGCGAGAGCCTGAAGTGGTATGACCGGGTGCCGTTGCAGATCACACTGCTGAGCCAGTCCAGCACGGAAGTGGCCTATGAGGCCTACATGCGTTACAGCTTCGGCTGGGACGACTGGCGCTGGGTGTACGGCAACGAGGTCGCCTAGTCGGCGTTTGGCGATGACGTTTACGTATACGCCAGAGACGCCGGACGATGTGACGCGGGTGCGGTATCACATTGGCGACACGGACGAGACGGCGGCCCGGCTGAGCGATGAGGAGATTCAGTTTGCCATTGACGAGGCGGGCGGATGGAAGGCGGCGGTGATCTGGTCTATCGACCGGATTATCGCGCTGCTGGCGGACGAGAGCGGCCAGTCGTTGGATTGGCTGACGATTGACCGGGGCGACGCCATTGAAGCCTACGAGAAGTTAAAGAAGGCGAAGGTGGCGCAACTGGGCATCACCGGGCCGGCGAGTGGCCGGATACGCGGGCGGGCGGTGTATACGCGGCGCTACGATGACACGGACGCGAACTGGGGATAAAGCAAGTTATGGTCAGTGAAGCGACGATTGAGCGGGGGCGGGCGTTGGTGCGAAAGGCGCTGACGCAGACGTGTACGATTTCGCGGGAGGTGGCTGGCAAAGACCGATATGGCGGCCAGACGCACGCGACGGAGACGGTGGCGACGGACGTGCCTTGCAGGTTGATTCGCATGGGGCGGGGGCGGAGCCAGCTTGTGGGAGAGCAGGAGACGCTGACGGAGCGGTATCGGCTGGTGCTGGCGTATGGCACGCAGATCGGCGTGAATACGTCTGTGGCGGTGGCCGGGGAGACGTTTTTGGTGGTGGCGGTGGTGGACAGCCTGGCGCAGCAGGTGGATGTGCAAGTGATGCTGGAGAAGGCGACCAATGGCTAAGGGGTTTTCGTATCGGTTGAATGATGCGCGGCTGACGGAGCTTGTCAATAAGCACCCCACCCAGGCGGATGACTGGCTGCGGGGGGTGGCTGAGGAGATGGTGGGCGATGTGAAGCTGAGCATGACGGACAGCCCGGCGACGGGGCGGGTGTATGCGCGGGGACAGAACCGAACACATACGGCGTCCTCGCCGGGGAACGCGCCACGGCCTGACATGGGCACGCTGATGGGCAGCATTCGGCAGGAGCGGCGGGGGGCGCTGCATTATGTGCTGACGGACGGGGTGGAGTACGGCATCTACCTGGAGGACGGGACGGAGCGGATGGCGGCGAGGCCGTTTATGCGCCCGGTGTTTGATGTGTGGCGGCGGAAGATTGCGCAGGATGCGCGGGAGAAGCTGCTGGTATGACGGAGACGGCGGTGGGCACGCTGTATGAGATCGTGCAGAACGCGCTGAATGGGCGGTCTGTGTGGGGTGAGCGCGTGCATGCGGGCTTGGCCCCGGCGGGCGAACCGAGGCCGTATGTGATTTACAACTATGTGGCGGGGGGCGATGAGGGCAACCGGGGACGGCTGGCGACGGCGCGGA